TGGTAGACCGTTCATGGGTAGAAGGTAAAGAAATACATGAGCCGAGAAACTGGGATCCAGTAAATGAGATTACCCGGTATCTGGAAACACTGTTTGATCCAGGAGAAAATGTCGGATATGTAACGGGAAGCTGGGAGAAGACAGATGATAAAGGAACACGCTGGTTACCACAGAAGGGCTGTTGGGACCGTACTGCCGGACAACTGATAGAAGCTTTAAACCATTGCAATGGCGACATAGGCGCTGTTCTTGGTGACTATAATCAAGAGGCGGGAGCGTGGATCCGCTTTAATCCATTAGATGGAAATGGATGTAAAAATGAAAATGTGACAGAATTCCGTTATGCATTGGTCGAGTCTGATGCCATGGATTTGGAACAACAGCATGCGATTATCCGGGAACTAGAGCTTCCGGTCGCATGTCTGGTATTTTCCGGAAAGAAAAGCTTGCATGCTATCGTTCATGTGGAAGCTGCAGACTATAATGAATATCGAAAACGTGTGGAGTACTTATATAACATTTGTAAGAAAAATGGATTGATTATAGATACTCAGAATAAGAATCCATCACGTCTTTCGAGACTTCCAGGAGTAATGCGAGCCGGTAAGAAACAGTATATTATCGACACCAATATTGGAAAATCCAGTTGGCAGGAATGGTATGAATGGATTGAATCCATGAATGATGACTTGCCGGATACAGAATCACTGGAAAGTGTTTGGGATGATCTTCCAGCACTTGCACCGCCACTCATTGAGAATGTGCTGAGACAGGGACATAAGATGCTTATTGCCGGACCGTCCAAAGCGGGTAAATCATTTGCGCTGATAGAGCTGTGTATTGCCATTGCAGAGGGACGGAAATGGTTCGGCTGGAACTGTAGTCAGGGACGTGTATTATACGTGAATCTAGAGCTGGATCGTGCTTACATAGATTTAAAGATGTATACGAGGCATTAGGCTGGTCTGCAAAGAACCTTTCTAATATAGATATTTGGAATCTGAGAGGTAAATCAATACCAATGGATAAGCTTGCACCGAAGCTGATCAGACGCGCGGCAAAGAAGAATTATATGGCCATTATCATAGATCCTATTTACAAGGTCATTACCGGTGATGAGAACAGTGCTGATCAGATGGCGAACTTCTGCAATCAGTTTGATAAAGTATGCAATGAGTTAGGATGTGCGGTTATTTATTGTCATCACCACAGCAAAGGAAGTCAGGGAGGCAAGAGGTCCATGGACCGTGCATCAGGATCCGGAGTATTCGCCAGAGATCCGGATGCCATGCTTGATTTGATTGAACTGGATGTTACAGATGATCTTCGCAAACAGGAACAGAATAAAACAGTATGTGCGACCTGTCAGACGTATTTAGATAGCCATTTTGGATGGGAAGATGATTTATCTCAGGATGATTTATGTAGCCAGGTACAGATGATGAATTACTGCAGGGAACACTTATCGCCTATGCAGATGAGGGAACTGCAGAAGCAGATAGATACAAACTTGATCACAACGAACACGAAGACAGCGTGGCGTATTGATGGAACTTTAAGAGAGTTTCCGAAGTTCAAACCGGTCAATCTGTGGTTCGATTATCCGATACATCACGCAGATCAGTCCGGAGCATTGGACGATGTGCAGCCGGAAGATGAGAAGCCTAACTGGAAAAAGGGACAGGAAGCTCGCAAGAAGCAAGGCGAGGTCCAGAGGAAGAATAAACAGGCAAAAGTAGACATGGCGATTGAAAGTTTCCGGTTTGAACATCATGATACATACCCGACTGTGAAAGAGTTATACGAGCAGATCAAGAGTAATTCAGAAGCTGTCGGAGAGAAATATCCGGCAGAAAAAACATTGTGGAACTCATTAAAAAAGTATGGATATACGACAGACAAAGAGACGAAAAGGATTATCCCGTTACCATAAATTTTTAGGTAGTGGGAACATTCCCAGTTTCTAAAAAATAAGGTAGTGGGAAGTTTCCCGATTTTCTTCCTATTTTCTGATTTTTAGGTAGTGGGAACATTCCCTCCCGGCACCTATATATAAATATATACCCTTATCGGGAACGGGAATGTGCGGGCACCCCCTTAAAAGTGTGGGGCGATTGAAGTACGCCCCCACACACAGGCGGGAGCCCACCCAGCACAAACAGGGTTCAGGGATGAAAAAAGGAATTTAAAACTTTAAAGAGGTGAAGCAGATGAAAAAACTTGATTATAGTTTTTTAGAATGTGCAAGACAGATGCCACCAATGAAACACATAAAGTCGGAGCCATTTGATATAACTCAAAGCGAAGTTGCTAAATGGTTGGTGTCGCAGCCAGATATAATGCAAAAAATTTTTGATATGGCTGCAAATCATCATGTGATAACTTATGATGTCAAGACGCAAACTTGGAGAGGAGCTGAATAGTTTGGTGACAGAGTTTTTTATGGTGATGGAGCCGCCTACGATCACACATCAGGAGCATAAGGTTACGGTTGTGAATGGCAGGCCGGTATTTTATGATCCACCGGAACTGAAAGCAGCAAAAGAAAAATTGATTGGTAACCTGTACAAGCATCGAATCATGGAACCGTACAAAACAGGAGTAAGGCTGATCACGAAGTGGTGTTTTCCAAAGCAGAATCATGAAAACGGAGAGTACAGGATCACAAAACCGGATACAGACAATCTGCAGAAGATGTTAAAGGATTGTATGACAAAAGTTGGATTCTGGAAGGATGATGCGTTGGTGGCATCGGAAATAACTGAAAAGTTCTGGGCGGATCAGCCAGGAATTTATATCAGGATAGAGGAATTGTAATGGAGATAAAAATAATGGCATTTCGTGAAGTATACAAGCTGTTTGTGGATGCCTGGGAGCTGTATCGAAACTATAGTGCCAGAAGATTGGATGATGCAGAGTGCGAAGCAATGGCACAGGAAGCGGATGCGATAAACGAAAAATATCAATCAGACCTTGCGAAAGATATGTTGGTAAGTGTGATTAGGGAAGTGTCAAAAGATGCACGAATGAAGATAAAAGATACGGAGGAATAGATCATGGAGAGATTAACACATAAAAGAGAGAACGGTATAAAGCGAGGATACTGGTCCCCGAATAAGAAACAGGAGCTGGTGGATAGACTGGCGATGTATGAAGATCGGGAAGATGCTAAGGACACAAATGTCCTTGGCAAATGGATTCCAATTAGTGAGCACTTGCCGGAGGATGAAAGTTATATATTGGTATCGTTCGAGAATGCAACAATGCCAGATATCGCAAGATATGAAGAAAATGATGAAGGCGGTACATTCTATCCGGGAGATGATGAAAAATCATATTCAAGCTATGGAATATTTGTCAATGCATGGATGCCATTGCCGGAACCATACAGGGAGGAGCAGTAAATGCATGTAGAAGTAAGCGAAGGATTCCGAAAAACCATTGCAGATATTGTTGATTGTTGTGTAGAAGGGAATACAAACAGATGCACATTGGAAGTTGAGGTAAGGGAAAAAGTCAGTCTTGTGATTGATATGAAATTTGAGGTGAAGGAGAAGAAGGTAGATGAATTACAAAGTTGAAAAGAAAATCGTTTGTGAGGAAACGGGCGAGGAATTAAAAGTTGGTGATGAAGTATCGATTCAGTATATCAGCGGTGGAGGGAATGGTTGCTGCCGGATCACAAAGATTACAGATACAGGATTCCATTACAGTGCCGGAGGAACAAGGCGGGATAAGAGCGTACAGCTTAAGGATATAGTGGAAATCTGGAAGAGAGAACAAAACGACGAAGGAGCTGAGAAATGATTGAACAGAGGAAGAGACAGAAGACAGGTAAAGCTGGATGATCAGCAACACTATAAGGAGTTGGAAGAAAGTCATGATGCGAAGGCGAGTGAGAGATTCCATACACCAGCAGCTTATCAGAGCTATTCAGTGGAGGATTACTTGCGGAAGATGGGAGTAGACATAACAAAAGGAGTAGATGCCGGTGGACAAGAACATACTGATTGAGTACGCGGATATGAAAGAAGAGATAAAAGATCTGCGGCGAAGAATTGAACAGAATAAAAAAGAATTATCCAGATTGAATGGACAAATCGTTATGGATTCGGTATCATGTGGGAAGAAGGGAAAGAAACCACTGGGAACGGTTAAGATCACCGGCAGACCGGTCACGGCTATCTCTCGGAAAGAATCATTGTTGAATAAACGGATCCGCAGACTGGAGGAGCTGGAAGAGGAACTCCTGGAGCTGACGATACAGGTGGACGAATACATAGAGACGATAGAAAAGAGTGAGCTGCGGATTATCTTTCGGTTGTATTTTCTGGATGATTTATCATATCCGAAAGTTGCTGATCAGATGAACCAAAGGTTTCCAAAGCGCCGGATCAAGTATACGGATGAGAATATTAAGAAAAAAATTCAAAGATATTTTGAAAATGTCCCACAATGTCCCGATAAAAAGTGATAGAGTATAAACTGGAATTGATGAACAGATATTAAATCATTCGATTAGTCCCCCAATCTAACAAACCGAGAAAAGACACCTTGGCAACGCGGGTGTCTTTTTCGTTGCGTAATGTCGAGGAATGAGATATTATGGAAAAAAGGTTCTTAGTATAGATTAATGGGGGCGATGCAATGTTTGAAATTAATGGAAACTTATATGATGGGAAAGATGGATTAACTAATATAGGTTTGTTTCAAAGTACCATTATAGAAGTTAGAATGTTCTATTTAACAAGATTGGCGAATATATTTTCGGAAGATATAGATCTCTATATAGATAATGCAACTGCAGGATCTGGATGTACACCAATAATAACTCCCGTATTAGGAAAAATCCTTGTAATGAAATTAGGAATATCAAATGAGAGTCAAAAAGGACAAATCGCATTTCAGTTTGCTCATGAATACATGCATTATATATTTTATTGCAAATATGGGATAGCGAAAAAACTTGCAGATAAGAGAGAAGAAACGATTTGCACTGCAGCTTCGCTTATTGTTTTATATAATTTATATCCTGGGGAGTTCATGTTGTATGATAAATATGTAAGAGAATGCGGGAAGGAAAAATACGTGGGAGGGGCAGATCTCGCAATGAAAGTTAATTATGATATTAATACTTTGGCAGATATGATTTGAGGTGGTAGTGTGTATGTAAGAACATATGAGACGTTAGATGAGTGCACTGTTAAAATGACACCGGAGTTGGCTAAACTGTGCGAACCTTATAACGGATGTCCAAGAGGGATGATGGGAGTCATGCCAAAAAACAAAAATCCGATTGAAGATATAAAAAGTAATTTGTTGAGTTGTGGGAAATATATTTTGCGGGGACAGGATGAAGATTTTATATGTGTTTCAAAAGCAAGATACGAAGAAGTATTATTAGAGTTAGATAAGATGCAATAGAGAAAATTAATAATCAAGGGCACCCGTCAGGGTGCTTTTATAATACAAAATATAGTTCATTAACTTAATAGGCAGAGTACTTCACTCGTAATGAAGGAGTCATGGGAAACAATGAAAAGAAATAGACCGGATAAAGATGGAACACACCGTGGAGCGTTTGAAAAGAATAAGAAGAAGATATATGCAACGCAGACTGTATGTGGGATATGCGGGAAACCAGTAGATTTCTCTTTAAAGTATCCACATCCATTATCACCGTGTATTGATCATATAATCCCGATCGCTAAGGGAGGTCACCCAAGTGACATAGACAATATGCAGTTGGCACATTGGACATGCAACAGGCAGAAGAGTGACAAGCTGGTTGAAAGTAAAGCAGCACAACAGGGTGAAACGATAGGGAACCGTGTATTGCCACATACATTTGATTGGATGGCATACAGGGCAAAATAAACAGGAAGAACGGGGGCATACCACCCCCGCCACGTGGGTGCGCGGACTTCACGCCGTCACTGCGAAAAAAAACACACGCAAGAAAAAAAGCGAGTGGAAAGGAGAAAAAAATGGCAACCTATAGAGGAATAGAATATCTGAGAAAAAAGCTTTCCACTAAGAGAAATCGGGTGCTTAGAAGATATAAATTCTACGAAATGAAAAACACTGCAAGAGAACTGGGGATAGCTACACCGGAAAGATTACGATGGCTTCAAAGCGTACTTGGGTGGAATGCAAAAGCCGTAGATTCGCTTGCAGACAGAATGGTGTTCAGAGAGTTCAAAAATGATAATTTTGATATGAACGGAATTTTCAGAATGAACAACCTGGATATTTTGTTTGACTCAGCAGTACTGTCGGCTTTGATTTCTTCGTGTTGTTTTATTTACATCAGTAAAGGAGAAGATGGCTTTCCAAGGCTGCAGGTTATTGATGGCTCAAATGCGACAGGAATCATTAACCCAATTACCAATTTACTGACGGAGGGATATGCAGTATTGCAGAGAGATGATAGCGGAAGTGCGATCGTAGAAGCATATTTTGTAGAAGAATATACTGTCATTTACAGAAATGGAAGAATAGATCAAGTATTTGAGGAAGAAGTTCCGGCACCATTATTGGTTCCAATTATATTCAGACCTGATGCAAGACGGCCATTTGGACATGCAAGGATAAGCCGAGCATGTATGGATATTACGGAATCAGCAATGAGAACGATAAAACGTTCGGAAATAACTGCAGAATTTTATTCCTTTCCGCAAAAGTATGTGGTTGGATTGGATCCGGATGCGGAACAAATGGATAAATGGAAAGCTACAGTATCAAGTCTATTACAATTTGATAAAGATGAAGATGGAGACACACCAACTCTGGGACAGTTCCAACAGCAGTCGATGACACCTCATTTGGAACAGCTAAAGCTATTTGCGGGACTTTTCGCGGGTGAAACGGGATTGACATTGGATGATCTTGGATTTCCTACAGAAAATCCATCAAGCCAAGAGGCAATCAAAGCACAGCATGAAAATCTCCGACTGACAGCGAGAAAAGCACAGCGTGCGTTTGGAAGTGGTTTCTTGAATGTGGGATATCTTGCGGCATGTTTAAGAGATGATTATCAGTATTATCGCTACCAGGTGTATATGACAGAACCAACATGGGAACCGGTATTTGAGCCAGATGCGTCAACACTATCCAGTATCGGCGATGGAGCTATTAAAATTAATCAGGCAGTGCCTGGCTATTTTAATGCAGACAATTTAAGAGATCTGACCGGAATAAGAAGGAGCGATATACCTGCAGAGGAGTAAATAATGGAAGATATTGTACCGGGACTATTAAATGAAATTCAAGATCAATTTGATCGTGAGGTTGCGAAAAACGATAAAATTAAAAGGTTCAGGAAGTTAGTACAAAAGGGACAGGCAACATATGAAGAAACGAATGAAATTGCACAGGAAATAGGGAAAATACTGACAAAGGCATATCGTGATAATATTAATTCAGATGTATTACCAGATGGACGGATGTACTACAATATAGCTGATAGGGTGTTGAATCCTACATTAAGAGCGGGATATAATGTGGCAGCAGATAATGCTGCGGCGATGCAACAGCAAGTAAATAATGTTGCTGGTATAGGGATAAAAGTGCAACGAGTGCAGATGGAGCAGGATAATATTGCTGGAATTATAAATAGAATTTCGCAAGAAGAAAATTATGATGATATAAAATGGATTCTGGATGCACCAGTAAGAAATATGGTGCAGAAGGCAGTAGATGATTTAGTGAAGGCTAATGCTGATTTTCATGCAAAATCGGGATTAAAACCTAAAATTATACGTAGATCATCAGGACATTGCTGTGAATGGTGCAGTAAAATAGCTGGGGTATATACATACCCGGATGTACCCAAGGATGTGTTCCGCAGGCATGATAATTGCGATTGTATATTGGAATACTATCCGGGCAATGGAAAGAAACAAGATGTATGGTCAAAAGAATGGAATTTTGAAAAAGAATCTGATAAAATAGAAGAAAGAAAATTGCAAGGTTTACATCCAGATTCAGATGAAATTATACGTAATATACGGGAAAAAATAATACCAGAGCAGAACCGTGAAAAAATTGCTTCAAGGCAAGAAATACATCGTCAGGGAACAGCAATGTATGAAGCAAGAAAACAGGCATTGAAAGATAAAGGACAATATGGTCCGTCTTATATAACTGTTTCGGATGAAGAGGTACTACAACTGGTGAAAGAATATTCAGGAACTGGTCAATTGAAGTATGATAGAAAAGGAAACTGGAATTCACAAGAGATTATAATTACAAATGACAAGACAATGGGTGTTGTGGTTGACAATAGAAATGGCAATAGTGCAGAAACTTCAGTATTCAAAATCCATTATGCAAAAGATGGAGTGCATATTGTACCGGATTATCCGAGTAAAAAGAGGTGATTGAGATGACATATGATGAAATAAAGGAATTTATGCATAAAAAGGTTATAGTAACCGATATAGATGAAAATCATATTAAGGGAACGCTCACCAATACGGTGTCAGAATATGACACCACATCCGGAAAAGAAGAAATAGAACTGGATGCTGGAAAAATTTCTTATGGAATTCCGTTGGATGAAATTAAGAACATAGTAGAAATACAGTAAGCTGTCAGAAAATAAACTGGCAGCTTTTATTTTTGATTGGAGGCTGCATGGGAGAAGTGAGGAAGGGGAGGCAGACCCCGACACAATCTGTTACGTTGCCTTATTCTTCAACACATGGAGCTGAAGCTATAGAAATATATAATTCGACAGGGAGAACAGCACAGGAGTGGCAAGAACTTCTTGTGTCGGATATTCTTGCCGTAAACAAAGAGGGGTTGTGGGTACACACAAAATTTGGCTATTCAGTCCCCAGGCGTAACGGCAAGAATGAAATTGTTGCAATAAGAGAAATGTATGGGTTAAAAAAAGGAGAAAAGATCCTGCATACGGCGCATAGGACAACAACTACACATAGTTCGTGGGAACGACTATTGAAACTGCTTGAACAGGCAGGAATCAAGGTCGTTTCTTCGTATAGAGCTTTTGGAAAAGAACATATCGCTGTAGAAGGCGGCGGTAAAGTCGAATTTCGAACACGAACATCTAAGGGTGGCTTGGGAGAAGGTTTTGATGTTTTGATCATTGATGAAGCACAGGAGTATCAAGATGATCAGGAAAGCGCATTAAAATATGTAGTTACAGACAGTAAAAATCCACAGACGATTTTTTGCGGAACACCGCCAACACCAGTAAGTTCCGGAACAGTTTTTACAAAATATCGTAAAGCAACATTGGAAGGAAGAAATGTTGACTCTGGATGGGCGGAATGGTCAGTGGAAGAAAAAACAGATCCACGAGACATTGAAGCCTGGTACGAAACGAACCCGTCTCTGGGTACGGTATTTACAGAACGATCAGTAACGGCTGAAATAGGAGATGATGATATTGATTTCAATATCCAACGGCTCGGGTTATGGATTAGATATAATCAAAAATCCGCTATAAGTGAAACAGAATGGAATGAGTTAAAAGCTCATGTAAAACCGGAATTAACAGGTGAACTGTATGTTGGAATAAAATATAGTAAAGATGGAAATGTAGCAATGGCAATAGCATCTAAAACTGAAGAAGGAAAGATATTTGTGGAATGTATTGATTGCCGTGAAGTAAGAGCCGGAGATACATGGATGCTTGCATATCTGAAAGGATGGAAAGCAAGAAAAGTTGTAATAGATGGAGCATCAGGGCAGCAGTTGTTAGAAGAGGAGATGAGAGAGTATGGGATAAAAAATGCACATCTTCCAACAGTGAAAGAAATTATTGCGGCGAATGCAAAATTTGAACAGGGATTGTACCAAAGAAGTATTGTTCATTCCGGACAACCTTCGCTTGTACAGGCAGTAAGTAACTGTGAAAAAAGAGCGATAGGGAGTAATGGCGGATTTGGGTATAAAGCAATAAAGGAAGAGATAGAAATAGCCTTGCTAGATAGTGTAATACTTGCGTATTGGGCGTGCAGTGAGACGAAAGTAAAAAGAAGAAAACAAAGAATCAGTTGTTAAAAGACATCCGTAAAAGGATGCCTTTTTACATATTACGCAACCCAGCGGTTAATGGAGAAAGGAGTAATACAATGGCATTTGAACCAATCACAACACAGGAGCAGCTTGATAAAGTAATCGGAGATCGTATTGCAGGAGTGAAAGCAAAATATGAAGGGTTTGATGATTACAAAAAGAAAGCAGAAGACTATGATGCTTTGAAGGAAAAGGCGGATGGATTTGAACAGCAGGTAGCCGTCTTGAATAAGGAAATCAATGGCGATTCTGAAAATCCAGGCTACAAAAAACAGATGGAAGAAATGCAGGGCAGGATCAAGAGGTATGAGGCAAATTCTATGAAAGTTAGAATTGCCAATGAAAATGGAATTCCGCTTGAACTTGCTGAAAGATTAAGTGGCGATGACGAAGAATCAATTAAGAAAGATGCTGAGACAATGGCAAAATTCTTAAAGAAAAAAGAAGTGCCGCCGCTTGGTCAGTCCGAACCACAGAAAATGGATGGTAAAAAAGCAGCAATGAAAAATATGCTGGCTAATTTGAAAGGAGAATAATAACTATGGCTATATCGAAAGGAACAATGTTTGACCCAGAACTGGTCAAAGATCTTATTAAAAAAGTGAAAGGGAAATCATCGTTAGCAGCATTGAACGATCAGACACCGATTCCGTTCACTGGAACGAAAGAATTTGTATTTTCAATGGACAATGAAATTGATGTTGTTGCTGAGAATGGAAAGAAAACTGAAGGAGGAATTTCTCTTGAACCAGTTACAATTGTACCAATTAAATTTGAGTATGGTGCAAGAATATCTGATGAGTTTATGATTGCTACAGAAGAGGAGCAGTTAGATATTTTAACAGCCTTTAACGATGGATTCGCACAGAAAACAGCAAAAGGACTTGATCTTGCCGCAATGCATGGAATTAATCCGAGGACAGGAACTGCATCGAGTGTAATTGGAGAAAATCACTTCGATGCTAAAGTTACACAGACTGTAGATTATACATCTTCTACGCCAGATGAAAATCTGGAAGATGCAATTGCTTTAGTAGATGGATCAGAAGGAGATGTAACAGGATTTGCTCTCTCTAAAACCTTTGGATCGGCGATGGCAAAAGTAAAAGCAAATGGAATCAAACAGTATCCAGAGTTTAGTTTTGGAGCATCACCGGCAACGTTTAGTGGCATCCCAACCAGTGTTAATAAAACAATATCTGGTGGATCTACGAAAGATCATGGCATTGTTGGAAATTTCCAGGGAGGATTTAAGTGGGGATACTCCAAAGAGATTCCTATGGAGATTATTCAGTATGGAGATCCGGATAATTCGGGAAAAGATCTGAAAGGACATGGACAGATTTATATTCGTACAGAATTATATCTCGGATGGGGAATCTTAGTTCCAGAATGGTTTGCGAGAATCAAGGAGGCAGCATAATTGATGAAATATAGAAATATTAAGACAGGTGCAGTTATTGAAACGAGTTCCCAGATTTCTGGAGAAAATTGGGTAGAAGAAACTGATTTGGAAGATATTGATCTGGAAGAAACTGATCCGGAAGAAACTGATCCGGAAGACAAAAAACAGGAGACGGTTAAGAAAAAACCTGGTCGCAAGAAAGCGGGAGCGAATTAAATGAAAACATTCGCAACGCTTGAAGACTTAACAAAATTGTGGAGAGAATTGAAAAGTAATGAAATTGAGAGGGCAGAAAGCCTTCTCGAAATCGTATCGGATTCACTTAGGTATGAAGCAACAAAGGTTGGAAAAAATCTGGATCAAATGATTACAGAGAATAGCGCACTGGAATCTGTTGCAAAATCAGTTACGGTTGATGTTGTGGCAAGAACATTGATGACATCAACAGACAATGAACCGATGACTCAATTTTCACAGTCAGCACTTGGATATTCTGTGACGGGAACATATTTGGTTCCAGGCGGTGGATTGTTTATAAAAAAATCAGAGCTTTCGCGACTGGGACTTAGAAGGCAGAAAATAGGAGTGATGGATATATATGGAATTGATGATACAGGGGATTCCGGTAATACTGTATGAGAAGAAAATAATTGGAAAAGATGAGTTTGATCATCCGATGTATCAAGAGATTCCTGTGACAGTGGAAAATGTACTTGTGGCTCCGTCGTCAACAACAGAGATTCTGGATACATTAACGTTGACCGGGAAAAAAGCAGTGTACAATATTGCAATTCCGAAGGGAGATAATCACACCTGGCAAGATTGCCGGGTGGATTTTTTCGGAATGTCCTGGCAAGTGATCGGGTTTCCTCAACAGGGCATAGAAGCCAATATCCCGTTAAAATGGAATCAGAAATGGCAGGTGGCTTTATATGGGTAAGACAAAGATTGTTTTGAATCGTGAGGGAGTTAGGGAACTGATGCAGTCACCGGAAATACAAGCAATTCTTGGGGAGCATGCATCTAAGATAGCTCAAATTTCTGAAACAGAGGCATATGTTGCTCAGACGCGTGCAGTTGTACAGGTTTGTGGAGATGATGGAAATAATGGATTATTGAAAGCAGTTGGAAAACATGGTAGAAAAAACAGTTAAGGATTACCTGCAGTCCAGTCTCGGAATACCCGTTAGATTGGAAGGAGAGGATGATCTTGGAAAAGAATATATATTAATTGAAAAGACTGGATCTGGCAAAAAAGACCATATTCTATCGGCAACTTTGACCATCCAGTCTTATTCTATGTCTCTTTGCGGTGCAGCACTGCTTAATGAGAAAGTAAAAGAAAAGATGGAGAAAATAACTGAATTGGATGATATCTGTAAGTGCGATTTGAACAGTGATTACAATTATACAGATACGAACCGTAAGAAATACCGATACCAGGCGGTATTTGATATTGTTCATTATTAAGGAGGAAATAAGATGTCAGATGCAAAAAATGTAAGTGCAGCACAACCGAAGGTTGGCGGAGCTATCTTCCGGGCACCATTGGGAACGAAACTTCCAAAGGATGCCAAGACAGATCTGGATGCAGCATTTAAGGCTTTGGGATATTGCTCTGAAGATGGAGTAACAAACTCGAATTCACCGGAATCGGACGATACAAAAGCATGGGGCGGCGATATTGTATTAAATATGCAAACAAGCAAAGATGACAGCTTTAAGTTCAAATTGATTGAAGTATTAAATGTGGATGTATTGAAAGCTGTATATGGCAATGAAAATGTAACCGGAACTTTGGAAACAGGGATTGCGATCAAAGCAAATAACAAAGAAGCAGAAGCTTGTTCGTGGGTTATAGATATGATTTTGAAGGGCGCGTTGAAACGAATTGTGATTCCTTCTGCAGCTGTAACAGAAGTGGCTGATATCAACTACAAAGCAGAAGCTATCGGTTATGAAACGACGATCAAAACAACTCCGGATACAGAAGGACAGACACATTATGAATATATCGTAAAGAAGGGAGACCAAACAGCAAATGGTTAAAGGAATAACTGAAAGTGGATTTGAATTCGAATTAGATGAAGAAATTTTAGATGATTACGAACTGCTGGAAAGTTTGTGCGACATTGATAATGGTGATGCATCAAAGATTACAACAGTTGCAAGACAACTTCTCGGAGAGACGCAGATTACAGCGTTAAAAAATCATTTGAGAAATGAAAAGGGAAGAGTTCCGGCAACCAAAATGATCGAAGAGGTCACACAGATATTCCAGAGCCAGGCTGCAGGAAAAAACTCCTAGTCCTCGCCCGGATGATTAATATAGATGAAGAGGCGTTTATTTGTGATATGGCAGAAACGTATCACATCTATGATTATAAATCCCTACCGTTGCGCATGGTAGGGATTTTTGCGTGTGGGTTGAGGCAGAATTCAAGAATTGCGATGAAGATCTCGGGAGCAAAATTTTCACTGGAACAAATTGTTTTGGCGGCGATTGCAGATGGAACGAGGATGACGGCATGGTTGAATAGCATGAATGGAGAAAAAGGGATAAAGAAACCGACGTCATTGGTTGAAATATTGCTTGGAAATGAAACCGACGAAGAAAGCATAATTGAAACATTTGACTCAGGACAGGATTTCAATGATGAATGGATAAGATTGACAAGAGGTGAGAAGTAGTGGCAACAGAACTTGCGAAAGCATATGTGCAAATTATTCCATCAGCGCAGGGGATTAGTGGTAAAATACAGCAGGCAATAGATCCTGAAGCAGAACCGGCAGGGGCTTCCTTTGGAGGGAAATTAGTAGGTGCGGCAAAAAAGGTACTTGCGGCCGCTGCTATCGGAAAAGCAATGAAAGCATCTATTTTGGAAGGTGCAGATCTGGAACAGAGTTTAGGTGGTATCGAAACTCTGTTTAAAGATTCGGCAGACAAGGTAAAAGCTAATGCAGCTAAAGCATACCAGACAGCAGGTATGAGTGCTAATGAGTATATGGAATTGACCACCAGTTTTTCAGCGAGTCTGCTATCCAGTCTTGGAAATAATACATCTAAAGCAGCTGATATTGCAGATATGGCTATGACAGATATGTCTGATAATGCCAACAAAATGGGTACCAATATGGAGGATATTAAGAATGCTTACCAAGGATTTGCGAAGCAGAATTATACCATGTTGGACAATCTAAAACTGGGTTATGGCGGTACAAAAACAGAGATGGAACGTTTGCTTGCAGATGCTCAGAAGATAACCGGTGTAAAATATGATATTAATAATTTAGCAGATGTATATTCAGCGATTCATGTGATTCAGGGACAATTAGATATTACTGGAACAACGGCAAAAGAAGCGGCAACTACAATATCTGGATCGTTTAATTCTATGAAAGCAGCTGCTAAAAATGTAATGGGGCAGATTGCCCTTGGAATGGATCTTGGACCGGCATTGAAAGCATTGTCAGAAACAATTACTACTTTTGTAGTTGGAAATCTGCTTCCGGCAGTGTGGAATGTGTTATCGGCTTTTCCGGGAGCTGTTGTAAGTTTTGTACGAACTTTTATTCCGGAGATTGTTGCAGCATTGATGGAGTTTATTCCGCAGATTCAAGGACAGATAGTTGCGGCGGTGCCACAATTTTATGAAATGGCAGGAAGTATGATTGGCACATTAAACAGTGGCATTCAAACACAATTGCCAAGTATTTTACAGAATGGCGTGGAAATAATTACAAACATCGTAAATGGAATATTACAAAATATTCCGCAACTTCTTACGATGGCAGGAAATTTAGTTGTTCAGTTTTCAAATGCTATATTACCTGCGCTGCCACTTTTGCTGGAAGCTGGAGCTCAATTGTTACGCAATCTGGCAAATGGAATTGTTAATAACCTGCCACTGATTTTGACAGTAGCAGCACAAATTATAGTATTACTAGTGGCATCAATTGCACAGCGGCTTCCGAGTATTTTGCAAAGTGGAATTGAAATCATGGGAAAACTGGCAGCAGGACTAGTAAGAGCAATTCCAACAGTGGTAGGAAAAATACCTCAAGTTGTATCAGGCATAAGATCGGCATTTTCAAATGTAGACTGGAGTTCAAATATTATAAGTGGAATTGCAAATGGATTAAGAAGTGCCGGGAATATGTTATGGAATGCAGTTAAAGGAGTGTTGGGAAATTTCAAAGAAAAGGTATTAGCATTCTTCGGAATACATTCTCCGGCCAGATGGGGAGTGTTTGTCGGTGAAATGATAGATAAAGGAATTATAAATGGATTGGTAAAAAATGCAAAAGGAATACTTGGTGCATCGAATTTGATTTCTGATACAATTTCAAATGCTATACAAACCGATGATACATATGAAGCAAACATAAAAGTAAGGCAGGCAAGTCAGTATGTAGGAAGCACAGATCTGTTTTATAAAGAAAATGGAATCCAGGAGATAATGAATAAAATTAAAAAACTTGAAGGATCATTAGAGCAACAAAAAATAGTTGCTTATTTTTATTTAGATAAAAAACTTATTGCAAAGACTTTAGCAGAGCCAATAAACGACATAATAGAAAACAACAAAAAATTTGATACGATGTTAATGGGGGTAAGGGTGTAATGAGTTTATCAGTGAAATATGACGGAACTGATCTTGGAACATTCCTTCACGTGTTGGATGGATATACAATACATGGAGGTGCAAATTGGGAACCTTCATATAACGAAGTACAAGGGAAAAGTGCAGCAGACTTTACAAAAACAAAATATAAAATTAAAAAAATATCAATGCCGTTTGCGATGAAGAATAATCTTAATGAAAAATATGATTTATTGCAAAAAATATTAAATGTGGATGCACCTAAAGAATTGATTTTGGGAAATATTCCGGATAAATATTTTATGGCAGTTCCAGAGGGAGATTTGGATTTTGAAGAGATTAACAAAAATGGTGGCAAAGGAAAAATCAAATGGTTAGTATGTGATGGGCTCGCCCATTCGCTGACGAAAAAGGAATTTCATGCTATAAAAAATGTAGATGGAATATTAGAAGCTACGATTGTTAATGATGGATCTGCAGCTGTGCCTATTGATTATGAGATTGAACATAACCATGAAAACGGGTATATAGGTATTGTATCACAGTATGGAGCAATAGAACTTGGACGTATAGACGAGGAAGATGATGCAACGGCCAATAAATCGGTGACTTTAATTAATTTTACGAAATATGCGGATTTTGATGCGATGACGACAGGAGAGGGGATAACTTCCGAAACTACTTATGGAAAAACTGGTACATTTAAAGAAATCAGCTACAATGGCCGATCGTGGTTAAGCTTAAGTTCCTTGGGATCCGGAAATTATTATAAGGGAGCCTGTAAGAAGATTACGATACCAGCAGATGAAAATGGAGAAGTAGGGGCAAAGAATTTTAAAGCGCAATGCCGGGTGAATTATGAGACGGTCAAGCGATTGAGGCAGACAGGTATGCTGCAGTTTGTTGTAGGAGATGAAGATGATGCAGTATTGGCATTGATTTATTTCAATAAAAATAGTAAGACATCGAATACGGCTCACTACAGATGCAGAGTAGGAAAGCAGGATAAAAATAAAATCAATTTTACTCCAAACTATCAAAATCTTACAACGAAGTCAGGGAACCTGATATCCATCACAAAAACGGGAGGTCTCTTTGCATTTGACATTTGTGGAAAAAAATATCAATTCCGAGATGATACATTGGCAGAAAAGAAAGCAAAAACACTTACGGTATTTATGGGAAATATGCCGGGAGCGGTGGAAAGCTTTTTTTCAACATCTTCTAATCTTGGAAGAATGTTGCTGACAGATCTTACTTTTCGGAAAGATAATGTGTTATATACGTATGATATTCCAAATCGCTACTCTGAAGGGTGCGTGGTGAAAGTGGACGGAGAAAGCACGAAAGTCTATGTAAATGATGTAGAAAGTCCGGGAGATGAAGTGTTGGGAAGTAAATATTTTCTGGCACCACCAGGAGAAACAAAGGTAAGATTTTATTATTCAGAATTCTCTACTCCGGCTCCGACAATCAAAGCGTACATAAGGGAGGCATATCTGTAATGGAAAATGTCAGAATTGCAATATTAAACAGTGAAAATAAAGTAGTTGCATATATGGATAATACAGCACCAAATGCAATGCATTATTATGATGATGAGTTACATACATATCTTCAAGGATCTGCATATACATTCAAATTTGAAACCGGTACATTGAACACAGAAGCTGAATATCTGGCAGTGGGAAATCATTTGGCTTTTCAGCATGCTGATAAGGATTATTATCTCAATATTATGCATGTAGAAAAGACGGAATATACGGCTTCTGTTGAAGCTTATGGATTACTTTTTGAACTTTTAAACGAAGAAAAAGATGCTTATAAAGCTTCGAAAGCAATGTCCTTTATCGAATATATGAAAATATTTGATTCAGCAGGAAGTGTGAAAATAGGCATTAATGAAATTTCAACATATAGCCGAATGATAGAATGGACAGCCAGTGAAGAAATGCTTGCAAGAATTTATTCACTGGCTACAAATTTTGATGCAGAGGTCGAATTTATTACAGAGCTTAATAAGGACTATTCGCTTAAACAGATTGTAATGAATATCTATAAAAAACATTCGGATACAGTTCAGGGAATGGGCACGGATAGGAGCGATGAGATTATCCGTTATGGAAAAGGAATTACTGGAATTACAAAAACTGCAGATATTAGAGAGCTATATACGGCGATAAGACCATACGGAAAGAATAATCTGACAATCAACGGCTTGAATAAGACAGAGTATGACACAAATAAAAATGTGGAATACAAGACTAGTGGAAATAATATTCTGGCGGTACAGGCAAAAGACAGATTCCCGGCAATGCTTACGGACTATACGACAGATAGATATGTTGTGATGATCTGGAACTATGATACAGATAATAAAAATACCTTATATTCAAAAGCTTTGGCAAAACTTAAACAGATCTGCGAACCCAAAGTGAGTTATGAAGTAAAAGGATACGTAGAGAGAAACATTGGCGATACAGTAACTATCGCAGATGAAGAATTTCATCCGGAATTATACTTAAAAGCCAGAATTACTGAGCAGGTAATCAGTTTCACGGATTCCGAAAAGAATGTAACAACCTACGATAATTTTACGGAATTATCCAGTCAGATATCGCCAGAACTTATTAAGCAGGTTCAAAAGTTAATAGATGAAAATAAATCTTACAAATTAGATTTGATCTCATATCGGAGTGAAGATGATACATTGATTCTAAAAGCTAAATTGTTGGAAAACGTGAAAGATGTAACTGAAAATTTTCCAGAAAGTTATTATACCTGGTATAAACTTAGCGGGAGTGATCTGGTTGAAGTTGGTACGGGATATACATTTTTAGTTGAATCGCAGAAAGGGATCTACAGATGCATATTTGATGACGGGAGTGATGTGGAATGAAATTAGAAGCGGAATATGCAATGATGCAAGGCGAACAGGGCCCACAGGGTGAAAGAGGTCCTCGGGGCGAACAAGGCATCCAAGGAGAGAGAGGTCCTCAAGGTTCCCAAGGTCCCCAAGGTGAACAAGGTCCTCAAGGCTTACAGGGGTTACAAGGCGAGAAAGGTGAACAGGGTATCCCCGGTCCAACAGGAGAGACCGGAGCTACCGGAGCAACAGGTCCACAAGGACCGGCGGGGAAAGATGGAACAAACGGGAAGACCAGTTATTTCCATATAAAATATTCTCCGGTAGAGAATCCAACCTCATCTCAGATGTCAGAAGTCCCGAATACTTATATTGGAACCTATGTGGACTATACAGAGCCGGATTCGGCAGATCCAAGCAAATATACCTGGTATAGGTTTCAAGGCTTACAGGGGGCACAGGGAACGCAGGGAATCCCAGGAACCAATGGTGTAGATGGGAAAACATCATACCTGCATATCAAATACTCTAATGATGGTGGTAAGACATTCACATCGAATGCTGGAGAAACAGTCGGGGATTACATTGGACAGTGTACGGACTTCAACAAAGATGATCCTACGACGGTGGGAGCTTATACGTGGAGTAAGATTAAGGGAGAGACGGGAAATACAGGAACAGGTATTGCAAAGACGATACGATATTATATGCTCCAGTCTTCTTCATTCGCAGCACCATCTAAACCAACTGCGAACCCACCTGCGGGATGGAGCGATACAGAACCGTCATATGTTTCTGGAAGTACCAATACTTTGTATTTTGTGGATTGTAATATTTACAGTGATACGACATTCAGTTTCTCTGAGGTATCGAAAAGCAGTACATATGAAGCTGCTAAAGATGCCTGGAATAAAGCCAATAATGCTCAGGAGAGTATTGATAATCTTGAGATCGGTGGTAGGAATTTATTGACGAATACCTGGACAATGGACAGTCCGTGGACAAACTCTCCAAAAGCTGCCGCCAAGTTTGATGAGACCGAGAAAATTTATTATCGATCTGTATGGAGTAGCACTAGTTCTAGTTGGAATAATTATGTGACACAGCATGTAAAAGTACAGCCTAGTACAGAATATACACTATCATTTCTGGCAAAAAGACAGTCAGCAGACGTAAATCCTACGCTAATGTGTAGACTCGATAGAGACGCCGCGATTAAATATATCGTTCCGGCTAGTGGTGTAAAACTTGGCACTTCATGGAACAGATATAACTATACGTTCACTGCACCCGACAATGCATCAAATGAACCACTTAGATTTTACGCATATGTAGGAAGTGGAGCATATAATGAAGATACAGCTTTGTTAATCGCGAATGTAAAACTCGAAAAAGGTAACAAAGCTACTGATTGGACTCCGGCACCTGAAGATGCTATTGCACAAGTGGACGTAGAATATTACCTTTCCGATTCAGCTACATCTTTATCTGGCGGTTCATGGACAACTCTTGCACCAACATGGGTAGACGGCAAGTTTATGTGGTCAAGAACAGTTACAGTAGACGGTACTGGAAATAAAACATATTCTCCAAGTCAAAATGGTGTATGTATTGCTGGAGCTACCGGTAATACTGGAGCAACCGGAGCGGCAGGAAAAGGCGTAAAGTCAATTGTAGAGCAGTACTACAAGTCTACATCAGTAACTTCATTAACTGGAGGATCATGGAGTACAACCTATCCGGGATGGGAGAACGGAAAGTATATCTGGACAAGGTCTGTAATTACTTATACAGATAATACAGAGACTACCACAACTCCAGTATGTGTTACTGGAACAAAAGGGGATATCGGTCCTCAAGGACCACAAGGGCAGACAGGGGCAGCTGGTAAAGATGGACAAATGCTCTATGCAACATGTGACACCGCAGCCGGAACCGTAGCGAAAGTTGCAACTCTTGCATCTGGAACATTATCTCTTAAAGCCGGAGCAACAGTAGCTGTTAAATTTACTTATGCAAATACAGCATCCAGTCCAACACTTAATATTGCTGGTACAGGTGCAAAAGCAATGTATATCCAAGGTGTCCGGGATGTATACTGGACTGATGGAGCAACAGTAACCTTCACGTATGACGGGGCAAACTGGAGAGTAGCATCAGAACCGGTATATGCGCCAACCGCTACGATCGGTAATGCCGCGGGATTCCACGTGTTTATAGATGGAACTAGCGTGCAAGTACGTAAAGGTTCTGAAGAACTTGCTATTTTTAAAGGTGATGAAATTCGACTTGGAGAAGGTGCAGATTGTGCAAAGGTATTTATAGGAGATTTGGAAATAGGCGTAGATGGAGCAGAAACATATCTTAGAAACTCATCTACTAGAATTTCAACGAAGTCATCTCATGAGGGCGGCTCGGCATCAGTGCCATCCTTAGTAGTTGATGATAAAGATACATGGATAAATGGCCGAGGTATGAGCAGTTTAGTTAACTTTTTCCCAGGAAATGTACACAGGATGACTGCAGGAACAAAAGTGTTAACCGCTGGCAAGACCGGAACGTCAAGACAATTGTTTAGCAACTCAGAAATTAATAGTTTGTTGGGTGTTAGTAATAGCTCAAATGGAAATACGGCAGTGATGGTGAGCAATGGTGATGGAGCCGCTACCGGTGTGCATGTAGAAGGATGTACTTATCAGAACGGAGCTTGGCATACAGTATTTAACACTAATATTGGCTCAGTCCCTATTAGAATAAATTATATTATTACTTACTGGGGATAAAATCTGTACCAAGGAGGTATCACAAGATTATATGCGAGGTAGTTTCCAAGAAATGAATATTTCTTGGAAACGCATTCCTTCTGCTGTATAATGACGGTGGAAGGAGGAAAGAAATTGGATCATACAATATGGAGAAACAGATTAAACAACAGAAATGACATGGCTGCTAGAATTACACATTTAACTCGAGGAAATGATGCAGACGATGCATTTAAAAACTTATGGAAAATTTTAGTAGATAAAAAAT